TGAGGAGAGACAACAGTAGCTGTTACTCAGAATGTAACGCTTGCCATTGTACCTTAGTTATACCACAAGGAGATGTCTAGTGGCATCAATAAGTAAAATACCTTATACGGTATCTACTAAGACTGAATACCTAAACCTAGTTGATAGGTATAGTATTCTCAAATTTACACGGTCTTGTATTAGACTCATGAAAATGGAGTCCATACCTGACCAAATATGTACAGATATGGAAAAATACATATCAAAGTGCATATATCACTTTATGTACGATTATTCTCAACTCAAGAGTAACAGGTGTCGAGAAGAATTTCGTGATGCATCTAAAATGCACCAACGAAAACTTAATTCGATATTATCAACAATAATATCGACATTCCAAACTGAAGGACATGATACACATGTTTCTTTAGTAAAGGGCATTGTATCAGTTAAAGCTGGTACAATGGAAATTATGTCAGAGGAGGTCAGACCTCGGGCATTCCTTTGGTGGTATAAATCTTTAAGAATTCTTACCAACCTTTCTGATATAACAATAGATCAAATTATTGTTATATGTAGAATATTAACAACACTATACAGTATTGTTAATGAACCTGTTCTTAATCCATCTGAAAAGGATCAAGAAACTCTTAAATTGGTTAAACTCTTATCAGAGAAACCAAAATATAGCACTGCTGAGAATTTTACAAATCCCAGTAGTATAGTAGATAATGAATACAAAACAGGTATTCAGGATCTAATTGAAACAGTAATGCTTATAAAGAGTTACTGTAACGAAAATATTCCGGTACCGTTATGGGCATCGGATATAGTTAAAAGCTTAAGAACGTTACATCGTGACTTAAGACAATATGTTTATGATAACAATAATCCAATGTTATCACTAAATAGTACTTGCTCTAGTATGAAATACAAAGGCAAGAGAATTACAATACCAGGAGTATTCGCTTCTTGTATTGAACCAGACTATTTTAAGGAATTAAATCCTTATAATAGTATCGATGATATTATAGGATTCAAACAAACCTATAATATTAACATGGAGGATGTAATATCTGAATTCGATATACATACTCAACGTAGGTATTCTGTCTCTATAGATCAGAAGAAACCTAAGCCTCGAATTATTCATCCATTGAATAATTCAGAACAGGATCGATTAAAGTATTTTCATAATTTAATCGAGAGAGTTCTTAGGAATATACCATCTGATTGTACATTCCTACAGAAGGCAGGGCCCGATCGTATTAAAACGGTCATGAGCCAACGGCAAGATTGGAGCATATATTCTCTCGATCTTACTTCTGCAACCGATACATTTAATATAGGGTTGCAAAAATTGATTATTCAAGAATTAATATTGAATAATCATAAGGATGCTCAGTTATTAGCTGACGCATGGTTTAGCATTATGACAAGTCAAACTTTCATAAATGTTAAAAATGAGAAAATTGTTTACAATTTCTCAAATGGGCAGCCGCAAGGATTTTTATCATCCTTTCCTGCATTTTCGCT